CCACAAAGACTTCGCCGTTGCTGCGTCGAGTTTGGTTGTTTTGCTGTCGTTGCCGTTTCTGGCGTGGAGCTCAGTCATGGGGCTAAGATTGCCGGTGTTCGAGCGCGTCCGAACACCTTCGTCCACTTTGGAACTAAGCTTTTTGGGCCGATATACCAAGTCGTCAGCTTTGAGTTTGGAAGCCATAAAAACATCTCCTTTATGTTGTAGATTAAGCAGTTGCGGTGGAGGAAACGTAGATGCCCTTGGCCCGGGTGTCCAGGACAAAGGAATCGAAGATGATGCGGCCTTCCACCAGGTTGCCGCTGATGCCGGGAGGGTCCTTGTGGATGCGGTAGTCCTTCAGCTTGAACACGTCCACGGTGGCGTTCTTATACTTCAAGATGAAGTTTGCGCTTTCGGGCCACAGCACGGAGGGAACGGTCACGATGGGGATACCGTCGATAGTGCCCCGGTAGCCCTTCCGCACGTTCTCCGTGGTCAGGGCGTCGTTGGAGCCGGTCACCACGTCCGACAGCTTAAACTTCAAGAAGGTCAGTTCGGGGATGAACAGCACCCGGTTACCTGCGGGGACCAGGTCGTCATTCATCTGGGCGTTGGCGGTGAAGATGCGCTCCAGGATGTTTGCCTTGGTGAGCACGCCGTCCTTCACGGTGGTCACGCTGGTGCCCTTAGTCAGGCCGTTGCCGGCGATCCACTTTTCAAAGCGGGTCTTGTCGATGTAGGGGGTGACCACTTCGTCCAGCTCCCGCTTGAGGCAAGCGGATGCCTGCTTGATGTTCAGCTGGTCCTCGTTGTTGCCCTTGTCGATGGTGAAGTTGAATGCCTTGTCGCCGGTCAGCACCAGGGTCTGCTTGGTGTCTCCCAGTTCGGTGGCGTCGCCAAACCGGCTGGTGCCGCTCCGGGTGTAGTCCACCAGGGGCACGGTGTCGATGCTGTAGATATTGATGGAGTTTACACCCTCAAAGGTGTAGTCGTGGCCGCAATAGGAATCGGTCTTGGAGCTGGTAGTGAATCGCTCCTGGACCTTCTTTTCGTACTTCTCGGCAAGATTGATAGCCATGATGTTACCGTCCTTTCAGCCCCGTTGGGGGCGGCAAAGGTCAGGTCCCGTCGTCCCAGTAAAGGTCAATGAGGTCCTTCTTCTGGGACCCCCCGTCGCTCTGCTGCGAGCCGGTGGACCTTGCCTTGTTCTTCTGGTTCTTGGCTTCCGTCTCCTGCTTCTCCTGCATGGTTTTCAGTTGCTGTCTCAAGGTCTTGTTCTCGTGCCGGGTGTAAATGTCCAGCAGGTCCCCCTTCCCGTTGTGAAAGTCCATCCAGACTTCCTGGGGAATTTCCTTGGGGTCCAGGTCTGGGTACTCCCGTGCAAACCGCAGAAAAGAATCCTGCTGCTTCTTCTCTGCGTCTTTCTGGGCCTGGGCCGCTGCGTCACCCTTCCGCTTCTCCGCTTCAAAGGCCGCCCTGTCCCGGTCCAGCTTCACCCGCTGGAGGGCAATGTTCTGGTCGATGCCCTCCCGTTCCGCCATCACACTAGCTCTCGTGCTGTCGATGAGGTCATCAATGGACCGTCCCGGACCGGCCAGTTCCTTCAAAAAGGTCTCCAGTTCCGTCAGCCGTTCCACTTCCTGTCGAGCAGCGTCCCGCTCACCTCGGATGTGGTCGTAGTCCATGCCCTTTTGGGCCAGGGTGATTACCTCGTCTCGATTCACCGTCTTGGTTTCGCCCAGGTGTTTCAGCTCAAAAGTCGGCTGGTCTGCCTCCTCCTGGCCCTCCTCCTGGGCTTCCTCGCCGGTCTCCTCCTGGGCAGGTTCCTCTTCTTCCTTCGGCTGGTCTGCCTCCGGCTCTTCGGGCTCTGCCTCGTCCTCCCGGTCCTCCTGGATAACGTCGCTGTCTACGTCGCTCCAGTCGTCCCGGTCCGCCGCCTCAGTGGCGGGGGTGGTTTCTTCCGCTGCGTTCTCTGCCGTTGTGATGGTGTTCTCGTCCATGTCGTGTTCCTCCTATTGGGTATGGTCGCCCAATCTCATGTGTGGTTTCGCCGTTGGTGTCCCGGCGTCGGCTTATACAAGCCCCTCTGTCGTTCCTGTCTCGTTCACCTTCCGCTGGAGCGCCGAGTAACCGCCCCCGGTGGGAACGTCCGGCCGCTGGCCCTGGTCGGCTACCTCGCCCTCTGGAGCAGCCCCGCCGCCCTGCGGTGCGCCTTGCGCCTGCATCTGCTGGCGTTCCTGCTCCTCGATATCCTGGATCAGTTCTCGCCGCATGGGGATGTAACCGTCCGGAATACGCTCCAGGTATTGCTTCGTGCTGATTCGGTTCAGCTGTAACAGGTTGTCTAGGGTCTGGATGGAGGCGATCTCCGAGTAATAGGAGCTGGCCCCCACGTCCAGTTTCATGGTCATGGGGATTTTTTTCAGTTCCCCAAAATCCCATTCGATGGGCACTTCCGGCGGGGCCTGCTGCCCCACGAATTCCACCGCCTCCCGCACTTCCGGCGGGGTGCTGATGTCTACGAACCGCTTGCCGTAGTATTCGCCCATGAATTCGATATAGATGCGGTACAAGTCCTCGATGGACTGGTACAGATTCTGCTTTGTGATTTCGCTGGGGGTACTTGCCGCCCGCTGCAGGGCGATGATGGCGCTGGTGTTGTCCGGTCTGGTGTCACCCAGGGCAACGCTTGTGGCCCCCAAACTCTGCTCCGTCTGCTCCACCGCCAGCTGAATGAATTGGCTGATTTGCGGGCTGATAGCCGCCGGGTCCATGATCTTGGCCACGTTGTTCACGTCGCCGCCATTCACGCCGATAGCCGCCCCGATGCGGTTGTCCCACTTGGCTACTCTGGTCTTGTCATAGATGACCTTGGGGTATGCCGTGGTCATAATCGACAGCATGGACATGGCCCACGCCTTGTTGATGAAGATTTGGTTGGGGATAAGGCCCGTTATCATGGCCTGACCGTGGTAGCAGTCCGAAACATAGTCCCAGTTCAGCCAGGTGATGGGGTACAGCCGGATGCCCAGGTTCCAGGGCTCCCGCACCCCGCAGGTGTTGGTGCACTTGTAGCACCAGATTTCACGGGTTTTCTTGTCCCGCCACAGCAGGAGAACGGTGGTCACCTTGTCCCCGTTGTTCTTGGCGCTGTCCTGATAGGTGTCGTCCGGGTTCTGCCGAATACTCTCCCAGTCCTTGAAGCCGTTCTCTTTGGCCTCCCGCTGCACCTCGCCCACGATTTCTCGCTTGGCGATCATAATATAGGGCTGGCTCTGTACGTGGCGGCTGTTGGGGTTCCCGAAGTGGACCCTGGTGTTGTCGATGATTTCCGTCCGGATTCTGCCCTTGGCGTCCTGGCCGGTGTCTGCGTCGGCGTCCCAATAGGTATAGGTGCATCCGTCCCCGTCCACGGCGGCGTTCCTGGCATACTCCCGCATCAGGGAGGGCACGTTGTTGTGCTCCGTCAGGGCGTCCAATTCCTCGTTGATGATTCTCGCCGGTTCCACCAGTGCCCTGGTGTTGGGCGTCGCCGCCAGAGGCGTGGCGTTGATTTTGATGTTGTCGGAAGAGATGGTTGCCACGGTAAAGCAGCATACCCGTTTCAGGATGTTGAATACCGGGGTGGGCAAGCCGTTACTCTGCACGCCCTCCCATTGCTTCCCGATGAACATATTCTCGTTCACCCGTACCGTCTCTTCCAGGCCGATTGCGGCGTTGAATTGCAGGGCCTTGTGATAGAGTTTCCACACCTTGCCCGGGTCAAGCTGGCCCGTGTCCTCGCTGCCCACCCCCAGGTTGTCCAGGGTGGTGGTGTCGGGCTTGTCCTTATTCCTTGCCATCGCCGCTCACCGCACTTCTGGCCACGTTCACGTTGTAGTCCAGGATATTCTGCATCCCGGCGTACATCCGCTTCGTCGCCTCGCTCTCCGCCGTGGTGGTGGTCTCCAGGTCGTTCATCCGATTGGAGACCTGGGTCATGTTGTGCATCATGTCCCTGTACCGCTCCATCAGTTCCTTGTTGCAGGCCGTGGTGGCGTTCTCCAGGTTATGTACCTTGAAGCACAGTTCGCTCAGGTCCTTGTCCAAGCGCCGCAAGGTCTCCCGGTCCGGGATCAGGTGCTTCTCGATATAGTCCAGGCGCTTTTCGATGCTCTGGTTCAGCTTGTGGCTGCCCACCGCCTCAACAACGACGGCCACAGCCAGGGCCAGCACACCGGCACCCAAAATTGCGATTGTCATACAAATACCTCCTTACCCTAACCCCATATAGCTGGCGGTGATTTCCCCGCCGGTCATAAAGGTGTCATAGTTTTCCTCTTCGTCCTCCGTGTCCCACAGGGGCCGCTTCTTCTTCTCCGGCTCCTGGCTCTCCGCAGGAAGAACACGGCTGATACACCAATACCGCACTCCGTCCACCGAGTGGGTCACGTCGTGGGGCTCCTTGGCGCAGTCGTTGGGGTTCTTCTCGTCCGCCTGAATGTCCTGAATGTCGCTGATTGCGTTCTTGCAGGTATTGAAAAACATCAGCCCCGGCAACTTGTCCGGCACGCTTCCGTCCGGTCGCCGCACCATATCCATGGCGTAGCTGTCCCGGAGTGGCCGGGGTGACATCGCTTCCTTCATCATCATGTGTCCCTGCACCCGGTTGTTGTCCGCCTTGATGAGGGCCACTTGGTTCTGCATAAAGACCTCTGCCATGGTCCGGCCCGTGTCCTTCTGTCGGCTCCACATATCCGGCGGCGCATAAGTCGCCAGAATGTTTTCCCCCGGCAGGGTCATGTCGTGTATCTTCTCCGCTGCCTCCCGGACGATAAGGCCCTTCTCGCAGTATTCCCGCAGGCACCAGGACCGCCCGTCCTCGTCTACCGCCCACCAGAAGCAAGCAAACATATCCAGGCCGTAGTCGAAGCTGCAATACCGCTTCCAGTGCGCCGGAGTGGCGAAGGGCTTTACAACGTGGGTGGCCTCCGAAAATTCCGGGAAGTAGTTTCCGCCGATTGCGTCCCAGTCGCCGTAACGATAGGCCCGCCGCTTGTCCTCCGGCATATTCGCCAGCATCCGCACGTAGCCGGGGGAGGAGGCCATCAGGTGATAGTTGTCCTCCACCGTCGCCGGGATGAAAAGGTAGTCGTCCGGGTTCTCGTTCTCCTCCGGGTTGTCGGAGTTGGTCTTGTAGTTCTGGTCAATGAAGAGCCGCTTCACCCACCGGTGGCCCACGCCGCCGGGGTTGCAGGTCAGATACATTCTCTTCTGGAATTCATTCACGCCACGAAGGCAGCCGCCCAAGAAGTTGAAGCTTCTCTCGCTGAACTGCGTGGCCTCGTCGATGAAGATCCAGTCGTATTCCAGGCCGTTGTACTCGTCCTCCGATGCGTCCCCGCCCCAGTGACCGAACTTGATGGTGCTCCCGTTGTGAAAGGTCATCAGGTGCGTGGTGCTGTTGTAGGAGGCAATTTCCCTTGGCACCATCTTCACAATGGGCCGAATATGGTTTTCCTCCAATTCTGGGTACGTCCTCCGCATGATGAGGATACGAATACCGGCGTTCGTAATGGCTCCCCCTATCGCCTTGATGCGCACGGCGTGGGTCTTGCCGCCGCCCTTGGCTCCGCCGTAAGCGGTGTAGGTGGCCCGGGAAAGATAGAATAGCTTCTGCTTCTCGTTGGCCTCCCCAGGGTTCCACACGACCTCCTTCTTGCCCTTGTTCGCTTTTCTCAGTTTCGCCATATATAGAAACCTCCAGAAATAACAAAAGGGCTAGAACACGCCGTAAAACGTGCTCTAGCCCTATTTGCCGGTCCATCTCGAAAGACGACCTACCGCAACAAACTACCAGCAGGAAGGAGAACAGAAACCCCCTGTTTCCAGGGGTGGTGCGAGTGCCGGGAACGACCCCGGCCAAAGCCCCTGCTTACTCGCAGATAGACCCTCCAGACTTCCACTGGAAACCCTCTCAGGTGAGGGCTCAGGCGTTTACGGGTTGCCCGATATATACATAGGAGGTGCTCTGCCTAAGACCGCCGCAGGCCGGAATCGAACCGGCATTACCTGTCTCTAACCGTTGAGCTACTGCGACATATCCCGGGAGGAAGGATGGCGCCTCCCTCCCGGTGACACCGAAAGAAAAGAAAAAAGGAGTGAATCAGGAAAGGGCATCTCTACCCCTGGCAACGAGGGTGGGAGTTGAACCCACAATGCGTGCGCCCAGCAGCGGTAAAGCGCCGCCCCAGTCCCCTGGGAACCTCGTCATATTTTCTGCACGGCCTTTTCTCTTGGGGGTACCCCCTCTTTTCCGGCAGGGGGTACTTTCGTTCGGTAAAGTGTGTTGGGGAAGTGGTCTCAAATGGGTGGGGAGGCCAAGGTATAGGCGGCTGACCTTCGGCCCGGCGTTTTTCCGCCACCCCCTGGGTTGCTGGTGGGGGAGGGGTAGGGGGTGGGGTATCTTATCCTCTCCCCCTCTGTCTCTCCCCCAGCGGCCCGCCGTCACCGCACCAGGCGGCCCAGGCGGCCCCAGCCCAGGGGTCAAAATCGTGGTCTAATGCCGCAAACCTGTTGAGTATCAACGGCTGCTCCTTGCTTATAAAGCAAGATGCCCTACTAAGTATATATATATCTAACTAGAATATATTGCTTAAAGGAACGCCTCTGCCCCGCCGACTCCCTCAATCTTGAGGGTGATAGTAGCGCCGCCGCTGTTGTCCAGCGGCGAGTCCGTATATCCGCCGTTTTTAGCTTGCTTGAGCTGGAAAATGGCGCTGGTGACCATCTTCGGATTGCTTTCCATCTGGATTAACAACCTGTGTTCGCGGTAGGTAGATAGCTTTTTAAGGGCCTCGGGGAATGAGTTATATTG